ATCGGTTTCATCTATTAAAGAATAACCCACTTCATAACCGATAATCCTTTCGGGATCACTCATGTTTCTAAGCAAAATGTTTCCGTACTTTGATTTAATGATATTGTCGGAACGGTTTATAGTAAAGTCAATGTTATAATTAACTAACTGCTCCGTAAATTTGGGGATAGCGACGTCTTGTATAAGTCCGTATGTAGGTAAATAGTAAGCACAATTAACATCTTGCATCATTATTTTTTTAATGATTGTTTTAGCAACCCCGCAATGACTTTTACCGCTACCAAAACCCCCAATTAAAGCCGTGTGCTTCGATTGAGAGTTAATAAATTGCCTTTGGTGGCTAAGTGTTGGTATTTGTAATTGTTGCATCTGTTAAAACTATTTCCGTTATCGGCGTTATATTCGTTTGCTCTATAATTTGTTTAGGCATCCCATAATTATATTGAAAGAATAATTTAACAGCCCAATCCTTACCCTCTTTTAACGATGCTGTTAACGCTTTAAAGGCCAAAGGTTCTAAGGGAGAGAGCTTTTCAATTAGCTGTTGTTCTTCCGCTTTAGACTTTCGGCCTCCGTTGGTTTTATTACCTCCGTTGTTTTTTCGTTTATCCATAATCAATTTATATCAATTAATTGATTAAATCTTTAATTACAAAAATACAAAAAAAACTAATACAATAACGTAATTAATTGATATATTTTAAAGTGAAGTGTATTAACTCGCTAAAGCCATAATCAAATCGTTGAACTCAATCAATACTGCTCTTTTATTATTTTGGCTTGATCTACCAATTAGAGATATTAAAGGCTTTAAAGTTTTGACTGTATAAAAATCACCGTTTAAGTTAAAACCTACTGAGCAATTCATAACAACTTTTTTACTGAATCTGTTTGTTCTATAATTAAATAAACGTTTATCCTCTAAAAAAGCATAATCCGGGAAGCCTTCTATTTTCCACTTGCTTATATAAATTAAACTGTAATCTTTTTTCATTTAGATTCTAACGTTTATAAATTGTAATTCAATTAGTTAGCTGTTTTTGTATTGTGTTTATTTGTAGTTGCAGTTTATATTGGCAGATTTTAAACGTTTACGCTACCTTTTTTTAAACTTTTACTTGTTTCTCTTACTTGTTATTTAACTGCTCCACCTCCAAAACAAACAGCAACACTGGCTATAAAAAAGGCTTTCATCTCGGTTATTATTAAAATTCAGTTTTTTTGTATTGGGTTTTCATAAATATTTCCAATAACATCACATAATTCCATCCATTGTGAAGTTTGCATATCAGCGCAAGCCTCGTAAAATGGAGTTGTATCTCTGTAAAAATCATCACAATGTGAATTAATAACCAAACCTCCATTAACTCTAAAAACCTTATGAAACATTTGCTTTCCTAATTCATTTTTATATTCTAAAATATCACCTTCGTAAATTTCCTTTCCGTTTTTGTCTTTTAGTCCTGTAAATTGCATTAATTCTAACTTAACATCTTCAGCAAAATCACTATGCCAATAACCACCTCCAGACCCTTTTCCTATTCCAAAAAAAGCCTGCATAGCCCAAACCTCCCTATTTCCTCCCCAAAAACCTCCCGTATTTGTAAATTCAAAATCAGCAAAGTTTATCATAATATTTCCGTTCCACACTCTAAATTTAATTTCTCTATTCATAATTTTTAGTTTTAATTTAATTACTATTTTCAATTGTATCACATTTTATTTTAAACAGTAACGCATCTAAAGCAAATTCTTTTGTGCTAAAATGCCAAGGGATACTTTCAATGCCTGCCACAGAAATAAAATGTGTCCAGAATGTTTTTGTTCTAAATAAGTTGCTTTTAGTTTTCATAAATTCAACCACAAATCCACGTTCTTTTTTTATAATTCTATACATTGTAAATTTATTATTTTAAATTTTTAATAATATTCGTTTTTTAATAATTCAGCCCTTTTCATAGCCTTGTACGTTATAATTTATATTGGCAGATATTCCTCGCCAAAGGTCTTTTTACTTATTTCTTTTCGCTTTATTTGATACTGTTCTTGTGCTTTTCCAACACAAATAATAACTCCGCGCAACCTTTACTTGTTTTTTAAGTTATTAAGCGTGTTAGTTACTTCATTCCAAATAATTTAAAAACTCCATCTACACCGCTTAAAAAAGACTTGTCCAGTTAGTTTCCTGTATAATTCTACTTGTGGAAGTTTCAAAATATTTCTTATCGAGTTCACACGCAGTAAGTGTTAAATTCATTTTTTCCATTTTGTTAACGTTATCCAACGCAATCGCAATACTTCCACTACCCAAATGTGTGTCTAAAATCTTTTGGTTTGGTTCGGCATATTTTGTAAAAATCCATTCATAAAGTTCAATTGGTTTTTGTGTCGGGTGTATTCTGTTTTTAAAAGTTGTGCTAATATGAATAGAGTATTTTCTTACGGCTGTTTTAAAACTTGCCCAAGCCAGTTCCGCATCGGCATTATCAGAATCACCATTTTTTTTATCCCAAACAATCCAACAACTACTATCGTATGGTATTTTACTTATAAAATGATTTGCGCCCCATACAATTTGATTTTTACTTACCCTTAATAATTCATCAAAATATTCTTTATCAGGTGATTTACAATCCCAATCAGTATCGTGATATATTTTAAACCCTGCCTTATTTCCCTTATTTGAATTTCTACTTTTATCCATTCCTAATCCGTAAGGCGGATCAACAACAGCTAAATCAAAATAGTTATCAGGAAATCTTTTCATCAATTCCATATTATCTTCATTTGTAATTTCAATATAATTATTTATTATCATAACATTTTTTAAATTGTGAATATTCCGCAAGCGGTTTGCCTACGCTTTTTTAAATTATTTTTGTTTATTACTTCTCATTAAAATTTATTTTACACCTCGCAAAGGTTATGCAAATTAGTTGTAGTTTATAAAGGCTGACTTTTAACGTTTACAATACCGTTTGTTAAACTTTTTCTTCTGTCCTTTATTTGCTGTTTAAGCGTTAATGCCCCATTTACAAACACCAACTACGGCATAACCAAAAAAAACTACTCACTCCATCTCAAGTAAAATAGTCTAACCACCCAAAAAATAGCGAAGGCAATCCAAAACCAAGGGTATATTTCTCCTTTACTGGTGTTCGCTAAATTTAAACAGGCGTAAGTGCCTATAAACGCTATTATTCTTTGTTCTTTCATCTTTATTTAATTTAGTATTAATTAATCCGTTTCTTTGGTTATCCTTTAAAGTTGTAGTTAATTAAAGGTTTAGTTATACTTTTGTTTATATTCTTCGATAATTTCAGCGTTTGTACGTTGAGCAACTCCAATTCTATAAACGTATTTACCAATTCCCATTCTTTTAAAATTGTTAGTTCTAAACTCCTCAAAGGTTGGTGTATTTTTGTCCTTTAACGTAACACCAACTACGCATAAATTTAATAAAGCATCCATACACTCTATCAAATCAGTTTCTGTATATAAGTTATCGCTATTCCAGTAATTCTTACCGTCTTTTCGGTCTTGTACCGCTTCGATGTTTTGGTCATTAAACCACTTTTGTAAATCCATAATATTTAGTTTTTATTTTTCTTTATTAATTTTATACGTCTACAGTTATGCGTAATTAAAGCCGATGTTTGTATTTATGCTATCTTTTTTTCGCCCAATGTAAATTGCATAATTTGCACAATGTTGCAATAAGTGTTTTAAATGATTCTTATTTGTGCATAAATGTAGTTTTAAGCCAAATTTGAAATTAAAAGTCACCTATATAATATTTTAAACTCTGGTTAAAAATGAATAAACAGAATTAAGAACTATAATCGCTTCAAAAACTATGAAAGCGAATAAACTTAGTGCGATTATTACTTTTACTATTTTCATAATTAAGAAGGTTGAAAGCCTACGGTGATAGCGTTATACAATGTAACGGCGATTATCACCGTAACTACGGAAATAATTAAAACTTTTTGTAAGTTGATCTCTAATTGAATTTTTATTGTTTTCATAATTTAATTTTTTATAAAAAAACACCCTCTAAGACCGCCAAGTGCAAAGAGAGTGTTTTGAATTTTTCTATCTTGGCGGATTTATAATGTAAATGTAATAAAAAAACTAATACATCAACGTAGTTTTTTGATTTATTTTTTATAAATGTTCTAATTTGTCAGGATCAATACCCAAACCCTCTAAAATTGTTATTGATTTCTCTTTGTTTTCGGCTTCTACGGTTATTCCGTTCCCGTCTTTGTCTATGTATTTGAATTTTGTCATTTTTTATAGTTTATTTTTAAATTAAAAAGGAATGTCGTCAGTTTCATTGTAAGCATCCCCGAAAGCGTCTAATAAGCTCCCTTGTTTTATTATCGGTTCTACTTCAAAATCGTTAGAGTTTATCCCCTTACGCATTTTATCAATTAAAGTAAAAGGAGAATAACCATTTATATAATATCTGTTATCCCGGATATTAAAAGTGATTTGATCTACATTTTGCGGAATCCCTACGAGTTTTTGTTTCTTTATTTTTTGGCTGCCGAAAATTACATCTGGACTTTTAAAATCAATAGCCCTGTCCGGCCTCCAAACAAAGACAACGTTATCCGCTTTATCGGCAAAAGTACCCCCACCCTTTACATTGTTTAGTTCCGGCCTATAATAACGCCCGCCGTCCGCTTCATTCTTTTTAGCCGTTGTTTGATGAGCCACTAAATGAACGCTCACATCGTTTTCTACAGCAAAGCGCTTTAATTGTGTCATAAAACGGGATATGTATAAATCCTCGCGCTCGCCTGCTTTTAGTAAATGTTCTATCGTATTGTAAGGATCAATTATTAAAGTTCTAATCCCTTGTTTTTTCACTAAGTAACTTGCCTTTTCAAAAATGGTATCAATTTTAAAATCGCGCTCTGGATAAATCAAAAAGAAGTAATCTTTTATATAATCAATACCCGTTTTATATTCTTCCTCAGTCATATAATTATTTGAGTAATAAGGATCGCAGCTTTTACCGATATAAGTTTCTATTAAATCATTATAGAAGTCATCTAAAGGCATATTTTCCGGGCTAAAAACTGCTACTTTTGTGCCGTTGTTTACAGCCCGTATTAAAGAAAGTTGATTAAGCATTAAACTTTTACCCTCGTTTTGGTATCCCGTCCAAATAGTAACTTCCCCACCGCGCCAAGTCCACGCTTTATCTATTTCGTGAAAATAAGTACTCTCCCCGCGTTTCTGTCCGTTTCTATAACCGTTAAGCATAGAATCGTAACTATCCATAGCCGTAAAAATACCCTCGATTTTTACGTCCTTAGCTGTTTTAATCGTCTTTGCCAAACTTTCTTTTCCGTGCTTAATCAAATACTCGTTTGCATCCTTGCAGTCGTTAAAGTTTACTATTTTACATTTTTCAGCGCCAAACCTTCTAATCAATTCTGCTTGTCCTTTTTGGCCGGCCTCGTCGTTATCTACAGCAATAAAAATAGTATCTTTATTTTCGAAGTAGTTGTAATAATTGTCGATATAATCTAAATTCAATTCGCCTTTTAAATTAAAACCGTTTGGAACCGACACCACATTTTTAACCCCGGCGCTATAAAAAGCCAATACGTCAAATTCACCCTCCACAATTACACAAGTTTTTTCCGTTGCGATATTATCTAAATTGTAAAATATCTTTTCAGAGCCTTTGTAAAGTTTAAAATTCTTTTGGCCGTCGCGGTATTTAACGTTTATCAATTCGCCGTTAAGAAAATAATCAAAACAAATACAATTTTCTTCTTTTGATGTTTGAGGCATCCACTCTTTTTGCTCGCGTATTTTAAGCGCTTTTAACGCATTAATATCTAATCCCCTTACGTTGACAGCGTAGTTTATTAGTTTATCGCTAAAATCAGCTTTAATTGTCTTTACTATGGGTTTAATAAACATTTTATGGCTTTCTTTTTTCTTGAATGTATGTAACTGTATAACTTCCCCGCAATGGTTGCAACGTCCTAAGCCCGTATCCCAGAAAAGAGATAGACATTTATCGGTTTTCTTTTTGCGTGTTTCTGAGCAAATAGGGCAAGTACTTTCCTTTGCGCCTTCTTTGAGTTTGTATTGGTTAAAAATCTCAATTTCAAATCCGTTAATTTCTTCCATCGCTTTAAATTTGATTTGTTTTACCTATTCTTTTGGTCTTGAAATGCGACAGGTCTTGTTTGTTTAGCCAATGCGTGAAATGTCTTTTAAACTCCGCTTCATTTTGTTTCTGTTCCTGCATAGTAATTAAATGCGATTCGAAAGTGTCAATAAATGACATTACTAAATCTGGTTTAATGTGGCTTTGCATCGCTACCGTTTCCGTCCATTGTACATCTAATTTTGAATTTTGAGAAAAAGTTGCATTATTAATAATAATATATTTCTTTTCATTTACACTATCACTTACACTTACATTATCACTAACACTTACAGCGATGTTTGCGACAGAGTGCGATCGCACTTTATCGGGTTGCGATGCTGTGCGACTTTTTGCGATAATTAATGCCTGCTCTAACGTAATTTCTTTTTGAAGAAATCTATTGTATAAATCTACGTTCCAACGTTTTAAATTACCTATTGCGCCGCTTTCGCTTTTCTTTTCTGTTTTACCTTCCCATTTTACCAAATCTCTTTTTAATTGCATTTTGATTGGTTCAAAGGCAATTTTTAAAAGTATGTTATCAGTTTCGGGGTTTTCATCATTTACATAAGCGAAAATATGTTTAAAGAGTTTTCCGGCCACATCATCCGGTAACTGATTAATTAACCCCTGAGAGTCCGTGTACAAAACGAATGATTTTTTATCGACTGCCATAACTTAAAATTTGGTACAAAAAAATCCCTTAGGTTTCGTTGTGGTGGCAACTACTCCCTAAAGGATAATAATAATTTCTTTAGCTATAATGAACCCACCAGAACATTACAAAAGCAAATATACAAATAAAACTAATACATTAACGTAGTTTTTTAAATTATTTTTATAAAGGTTTTCCAAAAGTTCTTATTTTAAAATTTTGGTAGTTTTTTAAGTACTCAGAATCGTAATTCATTAAGTTGTCGTGCTGCTTTAAATAGGAAATAATAGTACCGTGGTTTTTATTTAAGATGCTCCCCGTACGCTTTAAAGTATAGTTATATTCCTCTTTTAAATATTTTGAAATAGCGAAGCGGCCTGTTACGTTTTCGCGCAATCTGGATGCGTCTAACACATCGCATTTAAAAGACTCATTAATCATTGTAATTAGTTCCGCAGGCGTTCTTGTAACGTTATAATCAACTCTGGTCGTTTTATCTATAAACTCATTTATAATACTTTCGCACACGTTTTTGATCTTCGGATCGTTTCTATGTTTTTTAACAAAATTTGTTTTTATCTGTTCTAAAATTTCTAATGTTCTCATTTGTTCTTTAAATATTTATCAATTTCTTTTATAATGTTTTCAAAATCCCACGCGAAAAAAGACTTATACCCTTTTTCATTGAGCTTTAAAATGGTTTTTTCTTGGTTAATTAAGTGATCTTTAGCGCTCGCTTTTATTTCTCCGTTGCGCTTGTACGGGTTTGCTATTTTTAACTCTATAAATAGCCCTTTAAACTCGTTATTAGGCTCTAAAATCAGTAAATCTGGGCAATGAAAATCAAACTTTTGTATCGCTTTGTTCCGGGCCTGCTGCTGAGGCGTTAATTTTAAACTCGCTATCGTATCGGATAGGTAAAAAACCTTTGGATATTTGTAATTTAAGTACTTGCAGACGGCTTTTTGTAATGAGTATTCTTCGTATTTCATTAAAAATTTATTTCAAATTGTTTGCATTTCATTTCGTTATCCATTTTATCACCGGTTGTTTTGCACCATTTTAATTTTTGCTTATTACTTGGGTGATTTTTCCATTCTTCAAAAGTGAAGGGATAAATAAGCGCTTTCATAATTTTAATAACATTTCTTGGTTTGGCTCTGGAGCATCAATTTCAAAATGTTCTAATAAATAGATTCTTATTTCTGTATGGTAAATTTCCATTTCAGTAGTTGTGTTTTCTGTTGTCGATTTTGTTGTTTGTGTAATTTCGCCCGTTTTCATATTTACACTTTCGTGAAAAACAAACTTGTTTGATAAAAATTTGTGCGCCTTGTCAATACTCCAAACTTCGCCCCATAAATCTAAAGCGCCCTGTTGCATTAAAGGAATTAAAAGCCCCCAATAATACCTATTTTGAGGGCTTGTCCTTTTCTTTTTAGGTTTGTCAAAAGTTAAAACAACGTCGGAATCATTAAAGGAACTAATGGCTTTTAATACTAAGTTTCTGTTCCGCTTGAATTTCCCATTAATTACCGACGTTGTTATTTCAACTTTTTTCATTTTAAAATCTGTATTCTTCAATGTTTAAATATTCGTCTATTTCAACTCCATTTTCATTAAAAAATAATTGGGGTTCTCTACAAGTATACCAGTGATTTACTAAGAAATTTAATATATCATCATCAATTAAATGCAATAAACTATCGTTTTCATTTAGTAAATGTTTACGCTCGTGCTGTATAATCCAACTTAATTTTCCGTTAATTTCTTCTATTACTTCATTATTTACTTCCATAATTTTAGTTTTTTAAACCCCTAATTAAAGGGGTGTTAAATCAAATGTTTTAATTAATAGTTCTAAGTTTCTAAAAGGGCAAATCGTCTACTTCCTCATCAATCTTAAAAACTCTGGCCGGGTGAACTTCCGCAACCGGAGCGACACCGTCTTTCAACTCATTAATTACCCACCCTTGCAAAGTGTTAAAAACTACGATTTCGCCGTGTTTGTTTTCCCATTCGCGCCCTCTTAAATTGATACCTATTTTTACGTTATCACCTACGCTAAAATTGTTTAGTAAATCGCATTTATCCTGCACAAACTGAATCCCTAAAACTTGCGGGTATTGCTCGTCTGTAGTTAAAGACATTTCGCGTTTTACAAATTTTTCGCTCACTTGTACAGGAGCGCCAATCGTTTTAATTTTTCCAAATACTTCCATTGTTTAATTTTTATTTATTTAATTATTATACTTGATTTTCTCGGAGTTGTTGACACTTTCGGAACTTGCACGCCGTTTTCATCGTAAAACTCTTGATCGCTTTTTAAAGCCACTTTTAAAAGGCTTTCCCGGTGCGCTAATTGGCTTTTTAATTCTAACCATACAATGTCATCGGAATAATTAGCGGTGTCGCCTCCGTTTACATAATTGAACTCAAGCCCCATTATCATTTTCTTTTCGTAGATTTCTAAACGTTTTCTAAATTCGCTGTCCGCTGAATCTAAAGTCCATTTCATACGGCAAACATTTGCCATAGCTCTTTCTGGCTCAACTTCGCCATTTTCATAAACACTATTTACCAATTGAATACCGGCTTGTATTGCCTCTTTTTTGGTAAATGTTGGATCGTACATTCGGACAATCTCGTCCGCCCTTAGCTGTAAAAACATTTCAGATGTTGCCCCCATTATGCGGCTGTTTTAGGTGTTAGTTTTTCTTTTAATTCGTTTTTTAAATCATTTGTTTCTACTTTTTCGGCAGCTGAAAATGAATTATAAATAGTTGCTAATTCGTTAACTGTTTTAGCCTCATTTAATTTATAAGATAAGGTCTTAAAATTTACCGGGGCGCTTGCTTTGTTGCCGTCGTCATCGTCAGCTCCAACGCATACAAAAGATTGTAGGCCATATCTACGGGCGTAAGTAATTCCGCTCCCTTGCGCTTGTGCGTCATTTTGCTTGTTGTAAATGATTTCAGTAAAACTTTCCATCATTTCCCCAGATTCGTGTAAAAGGATCGTGACAATAAAGTTTTTACCTTCTATATGTTTCATCGGTTGTAATACACTTATTCCGTTTGCATTAAGTACCGGAATAACAGCCTCTCTAATAGCGTTTAAATCCGCGTATTTCGATTTAAAAAAAGGGTTTGTATTTCCTTTTGTCGCGTTACTCATTTCGCCTTGGGCTTTCACCAAAGCTGTAGCTATATTTTTCATTTTATTAGTTTTTGTTTAATTAATAATTTTATTAAAAGCGGCGGCCATTTGGTCGTTATCGCTTATGTAAATATTGTTGCATCTTAAAAGCCATTGATAAAATAATTGTTTGTTGTTTGTTGGTTTTACCGTTGCTTCAATTTGGTTGTTAATTCCATCCCTATTAACAAGGCCGGATAAATCTTTTTTGAAATTGGAATAGTAACAGTCCATTACAAAGAGGTTAAAGCATCTAATAATAATCGGTATGTTTTTGTTTTTCCGATATGATAGTTTAGATTCCATTCAGCATCCTTTACCATTTTTTGTAACATTTCTGTTTTTTCAATTTCGCTATCAATAAAGCCTAATGTTGCACCTACTTCAATTTCTGGGTAATAAGTTTCTGTTTTCATAATGTTTAGTTTTTAATGGTTATTTTAGTATCAAAAATTTTGTTATAATTAATCACTTTTACTTTTATGCGCCCTTCGCTACTTAGGCAGGGCGCTTTACCTCCGATTGTGATTTTAGTTAGTTCCATTTTAGTAGTTGATTGCGTTTAAGATTTCTTCGTCCGCGAACTCATCTTCATAATCAATACTATTTTCGTCGATGACAGAAAAATTTAAAACTTCTAAGCTGTCAAAATCATACTCATCAATAGCTGTAAATTTTACGTTTTCTGCAAGCTCAATTACAATGTTGAAATTTTTGGTTTCAATTTCTTTTTCGAAAATTGCGGAGGCGTTTCTATCTCCTTCAAAAATTTGCTCAAACTCAAGGTCTATTTTTTTAATAGCCATTAAAACTTCCTGTTTTAACTTTGCTGATAATTTTGTTTTCGTTTCCATATTTTTTTGTTATGTCGTTTTGTTCTAACAAATGTAATGAACTTTATTCGAACTAAAAAACTTTTTACGAACTTTCTTATAACTTTTTTAATAAATTTTTTTCATGGCCTGCATTGATAATAATTTAGTGAGGTCTAACTCGACCGCACTATTTATCTGTTTACGTGTGTATTTATTGGCGTTAATCGTTTTATCTGAGTGATCCATAACAACGCCCCGTTTAGAAAGTAAAAGGTTTAAAATCAATGTTTCTTCTTTGGTTATCATTTAGTTATAGTTTAGTTTTTTAAAGAAACGTCTTTAATCTTGTTTTCGAATATGTCTTTATACGATAATTTCAATTCTTTTTTTATGATTTTTATCACTAAAATATTTCCTACTTTATTTTGCGATTTTCTGTCTGCCCACCTGTAAACATTGACTTCTCGCGTGTTAAATTTGTCAGCAATCAATTTTCTTAAATCATAATTTTGTCGGAGTACTGTAAATATTTCGTCTTTTATTATCATTGTATTTGTTTTTAGATTAATTTTGTTATAACAATTTGTTAGCGCAAATATAAATAACATTATTTGTTTAAAAAAACTTTTAACTAACTTATTTATAACTTAAAGATGAAAACGGATATAAATAACGAGATTTTAATTAAAGCTGTTAAAAAATTACAGCTAAGATTTCCGGTTGCTGAAATTGAACGAGCCACCGGATACGGAAAAGGAAGTATCAGTAATTTTTTAAACAGCCAAAAGCCTGTTTCTGATAAATTTTTAGAAACATTCAGTAAAGCCTTTAATATTGATCTACGCGAGTTTGGTTATACAAAGGGATTAGAGCGTGTTAGTGAGCTAATCCCAGAGCATAAGGATAATGAAGGCCTAAAGGATAAATTAATCCAAAATTTGGAGCGCTACGTGCGCCGTTTAGAAGATGATATTGATAGAATGAGGAACGATAAGCAATAATTCCAAAAATAATAAAATTTTTTTACTGATAATAATATTGAAAGTTTAAGAATCTTTAATAATAATGAGGTAATTTTTATAAAATGCATAGCTGTTTAATTTTGATATAAAGCTACCGCTTAATTTTAGAAAAAAAAAAAAAATAGAACTGTTTTATAACCTTAATAAACAAACGGGTATGGAAACTAAACAAATGGAAACAATAAGCGATTTAGATGCAAAAATGTTACAACTTTTTGAAGAACTAAAGAAAAGAGGCGTTTTAAAATATAAACGTGCTTTTTGCGCCGCAATGGGATTGCCTGAGCAAAACATAAATAACATCATAAACGGTAAAAACCATTTTAACCTGATACACGTTTTTAATATTTGTCGTTTTTACGGAATTAATGCCAATTGGATATTCGAAACTGAGGATAATTTGTTTATCTCAAAACCGTATAAAAAAACCGTTACACAAATGTTACACAAAACAGGTGAAAAACAAGAAATTTGAAAAACACAAACCCGCGTAAACACTGGGATTAACTTTTTAAAAATGGACTCCCTCGAATCCCTCTTTCTCCGCACATTTTCGGGAAGCCTAATAAACAAATGGCTTCCCGAATTTTTTTTAAATAGCGTTACACAAATCTTACACAAATGACCGCCAAATACACAAATCCGAAAATCTCAAAAACTACAAATTTGTGGTATGTTCACTTTCGGTATGAGGGCAAACAATTTCGTTATAGGATGTATTATAATAAGATTGAAGATTTAGAACAGCGCCAAATCTATTTTGAAGAATTGTGTAAAGGGTTTTTAAAACAGTTAAAAGCGGGGTGGAATCCAAACATTCCCCAGGTTGTAGAAAATCAAAGCGAGTTAACACTAATTAACGCTTTGAAATTCGCGCTCGAAAAGAAAAAACCAAACATCTCTAACAAAACTTATTCCGGCTATAACGGATCGCTTAACTTTTTAGAAATAGCTATTAAAAGTATTAACCTTACTAACCTAAAAATAACAGAAACCAAAAGAGCGCACGTTAAATTAATAATGGAACGGGCAAAGGTCTTAAATAAATGGAGCAACAAAGCGCACAACAAACACCTTAACCATTTTAAGGCTATTTTAAGCGAGCTTCTGCAATGGGATATTATAGAGGTTTCCCCAGCATATAAAGTTGATAATTTGAAAGTATCCGCTCCTGACGCAAACCGTCCCGCAAATAAAGAAGATATGGGACGGATTAGAAAAGAACTTGAAGAAAGTCACTATAATTTTTATGTTTTTTGCATTACAATATTCTTTACAGGTATCCGGCCAGAGGAAATATTAAAGATTAAATTATCAATGGTTAGTTTAAAAGATAGTGTTATTATTTTACCACCCGAAATAACCAAAACGAATAAAAAAAGGATCGTACCCATTAGCCCGCATTTATTACCTTACTATATTAATATGCAATTTGAATCCTTGCCTAAAAATTATTATTTGTTTGGAGCAAAAGACATAAACCATAAACATAGGGCTAAAAAAGAATGTGATTTTATCCCTGCGCCTATTAAAATGAAACGAGATACAGCCACAAGGCGTTGGGCGGCTATAGTTAAAACAAAGTTAAAAATTGATATGTCAATGTACGCTATGAAAAAGGCGGGTGCAAACGCGCTTATATTGGCGGGTGTTTCTATTGGTGCAATTAAAGATTTATTCGGCCATAGCTCAGAGGTAACTACGCAAATTTACATAACTAATTTAAAGGAAGTGAACCGAAAGGAGATATTAGAGAAAGGAACGGACTTTTAAAAGCAATGGTGCGGGGCGTTATTCCGCATCCCCTAAAGCGAGTTAGGATTCTAAACTTTAAACTAACCGTTGCTTTTTGTTGCTATTCTCTTATCTGTCATAATTGTTATTTTACGGGTTTGGCAACCCATTTTATGAACTCCGTTTTTTTGACCGCAATACTTACATTTTTTCATAATGTTTTTTATTTTGTCCAATTTTTACGATAATAAACTGGACTTTTTACGCTTAATTTTTATCCCATTTTCATAGGCAGGGCAATCGGTAGCGTTCCTTTATTTAAAACCACACCGCAACCAATCGCGGGTTTCTTAAAATGCTTCCCATAGGCCATAGCATAACTTTTATTGTCAACTCCGCAACCCACTTGCATACCAAATATTATAAAGTTCGCTCCAACAGCATACTCTGCGTATAATTGCGTATGTAAATGCCCTTGCACTTGACTTTTTAACTCTGATTTCATTCTATTTTTAGCCGTCCCTCCCTCGCCGTGGTTAAAATCAACGTTGTGTAATTCTATATTTTCCACAAAATCCCACCCCTGAGTATTTAAAACGTCCTTATACTCACGAATCCATTGTTTTGATACGCCGGAACTATACGCTTTTCTATAAACTAACCTATCGTGGTTACCTATTATAACAGTCGCTTTAGGGAAAGTATGATACCAATCACTAATCATATCAATAGCGCGGTCTAATTCCTCGCCCGCTCCATATCCGTCAGGATCGCTTTCGTGATAACTTGAGTAGTGATTGTCGATTATATCACCTATAAAAATAACAGTACCGCAATTGTATAATTCCTGTTGATCTCTGCAAAACTTCAAATACTTGGGTAATGTAAACGGCGCGTGTAAATCTCCAATAACTAAAACATTATCAATATCCCCACCTTTAAACGGCGCAAACCTATTTCTTTTTTTAGGCTCTACGTTTGCGAAAATTGGCGTTTCTGTAGCTGTCGGTAAACCGTACTTTCTTAAAATAGCAATGTGTTTTCTTAGGCCGTCAATTTCGGAAGAAGAACCTTCCGGGAATATAATTTTTGCAATACTTACATTACTTTCTTTTGTGTTGAAATATTTTATTGATTCAAAATTAAAGCGGTCATATTTGCACATAGTTTTTTATTTAGTTTTATTATCTTTTAAAATCATTGAAAGAAGCAGCGTGTAATTCGCTAAATCTAAAATACTATCTTGTATGCTTTCATTATTTGGGTTTGATGTTGCGTTAAGTAAAACACCTAATCTCGCAACCTTAGTGGCCATAAGTGATAAACAGTTTAACTCTGGGGTTAATCCACAAATTGCACCCGCGAGTTTAAAGTTAGAAAGCCTATCTGTATTTGCGTAGTCGTTACCTTTACTAAACATAACGGATTCCATTTGCCCCGTCATCTCTTTAAAGACATTTACCTGTTCTTCTAAAGTCATAAAGCGAAAATTTTAGCCTTATATTTCCAAACAAAATAAATCGCTATAGGAATAAGTAACCATAAAAAAGGTAAAAAAGGATTTGATTTTCTTTGTGTATTGTTTGTTTTGGTTTCGGCCTTTTCTGTAGTGATTGTGTCGGCCTTTTTAACGCTGTTATCCTTAACCGTTGCTTTTTCCGCAATAGTTGTATTCACTTTCTTTTTACGGGTTGTTACGGAGGCGTTTTTGTAGGTTTTGCCGTTTACAATAATTTCCTTTTCGTTGTCGATTGGTTTTACTTCTACTTCTTCCACTTCTTCGATTACAACAGTTTTAACTTCTTTGTTTGTTGCAATATCTTTCTTTTCTGTTGCTGTTTTTTCAGTTAGTAAAGATTCCTTGACAACTGATTTTTGAACTTTGCGGGATCCGCAACCCAACAACATCAAAAATATAGAGATAAAAACGAGTGTTATTATTAATTTTTCTAAAAAGTTATTTTTCAAAGACATAGATTAAGGAGTTACGTTATTATTAATTTTATCCTTTATAACTTCCTCTATAATTACGCAATCTTGAAAAAACTCCGCGCGCTCAAAACGGGTTAATGTTTCGTTTAATTCAGCGAAAGGCAACGCATACAAATACGCCTTAAAAGCGTTAATACTTGTAAACTCTTGCCGTAAATTATAAGGATTGGTTTTAAATAGGTTCATCTTAGCGGATTTTGTTTGTCAAATATAAACAAAAAACTAATACATTAACGTAATAAATGTATTTATTTAACTAAAATGCAATTAATTAACTTTATAATATTTTTCAAACAATTCTTTTCGGTGTTCAATACCATTTAAACCGCCGTTAATTCTTTTGGTTATTAAATTGATTGCGTTGCTATCCGCCAAAACATTCAGGTTATTTTTTTGCCAATACCATAAAGCTGCAATCATTGCATTGGCTTCAATTAATAATAAATCAGGATTGTTTAAAAAATCAATGCGTGTATCTTTGCTTAATAAAATATACTGATTTTTACCGGTGTTTTGCAAAAACCCCCTGCCTCTATATTTAAACCCGTCACCGCTTGCCTCATTGCCGTTACCCATCCTGTTTGCATAAACCCTATTTGCAATTGCTTCGGGTTTTCTTTGATATTTAATCGCTTCTAAATCGGTAAAATACTTGCCAAATGTTTTTCTTAATCCGTTAGCAGAATAGTTTAAATTTTCGGCAATTGGTTTTAATCCGCTTTCGTGTTCAATTTGCGCCATAAAATGCGCCAAACGTAATTTTGTATTTACATTGTAATTACTTAAAAGCGTCTTATATTTTATGGTTAAATCCATTAATTATTTTAATAAATTATTTGCAAGCCAGCCAAAAAAAGCGCCCAAAGCCATTAATAAAGAAACCAACGCCACTTTTATATTTTCTAATTTCGTTAACCGCACACCGTATTGTTTTGTTAATGAAAAATAACCTTCTTCACCTGTTTCGTCATCATTAAACAACTTATTATGTATTTTAGTCATTTTGTTGTTTAATTCGGTTGCTTGGTGTTTGGTTTCTGCAACGTCTTTTTTAATATATTCAACGTCAATTTTCATTACCGTGAATTGGTCGCGATCTTCTTGTGTCATTTTAGCAATTATTATTTTTTTACACCTGTTTCATCTCCATCTTTTGAAGCAATTAACCCAACACTTACCATAAATGCGGTCGCCGTTAAAAACTGCTCTGTAGTTATTTTGTTGAGTAAATAAATACCCAGCATTGCTAATATTAACAAACCGCTTACCGTTGTTTTCCAATTTTTGATGATGAAGTTTTTCATATTTTAATACTTTTTATACAGTGATTTTTATCTAAACTTGCCTACCTAACGTTGTTTGAAACGCTTGTACTATATTATAAAAAGTTAAACTTTCCGCATCTGTCATCCCACTTCCTATTGAAGCAAATGCGATATTTTTATTAGAATAATTACCCGGAGGTGAACCTGCCATTATATTCATATTTGAAGGAGAAAGCGAACCTGATGCACCTGTATTTGTAGTACCTATTTGGTATCCATTTTTAAACGCTTTATGAACTGTTGCTGATGTTCTTGAACTCATAAATAAACCTAAACTATTAGGAACTGTAACAGTTACCCTTCCTGTAGAGCCATTGTATGAATCTATATAGGTTACTGCATTATTGTATTTTGTTATAATTGAAAACCCACCTGCAGCTATTTCTTGCGATGCTCTATTAATATTTGTTCTTGAGTAAACAGATATATGTGTACTATTAACGGCAAGGTTTAAAGAAGAATTAAAAAAAGAATTTGCATAACCACTCGTACCATCCCCAGTAACACCATTATCATTATGTGTTACTGTACCCATAAAACTTAATCTAAATGCTTTGTCTGTATCTTTTGGGTTTATTAAATTAAATTTATGTTGAAAACTTCTTGTTTGTAATATTCCATCTGATACAAATGGATATATTGCCGAAAATTTATGTAATAAGTTATTTAATTTTAAATCTGAAATTAGCGTTTTTATTGCGTTAATTTTATTAACGTCAGATAATTGGGTTTGAAACAAAAAATTATCTGACGTGTAAATTACTTTATTTCCTAAACTTCCAAACATTTTAATAATTTTTTAAGGCTGTTAAAAATATAGGTGTGGTTGTATTCACGCAATATATTTGTATGTAATTTGTTTTTGTTCCATCAAAATTATATACATCAGACACATTAACACCACTTGGAAAGGTTAATGTATAATTTCCACTAACTACTAATGTAATTGTTTTACAAGGTGTTATGTTTGAAAAAGTAAGTACTGTATTGGCTGTTAAAACTTTTATAAACTGAACACCTAATGACCAATCAATATTTAACCCTGTTCCTAAATTAACTTCTGCTTTTAATTCAGGACTTAATTTTAAAACACTTATAGATTCATTTTTTATATAACCACTATTATAATTTGAATTAAATTTTTCAATAATTTTACGTGCTATAAATGAATGTCCTAAATCGTTAGGGTGCGTTAAATCATTTGTATAAATTGACTGCATTTTATAGTCATAACTATTTTTCATTAAGCTATAAATATCTAAATACTCTAAATTATTTAAAATAGCCACTTCAATAAGTGCAGTAGCATAAGTACTTGAATTATAATTTATTAAAGGCGAAGGCGTTATTAGATAAATTTTACAATTTATACTTGTTAATGAATCAATAATTGTTTGTAAATTAGCTTTGTATGTCGCTATTGAAATACTATTTTGTGTTTCATTTACGCCTAAATAAATTATAGCCGCTTTAGGAATATTTTGTGTTGTAATTTGAGTTAACCCATTTATAACTTTAGCGGCAGTTTCACCAACACCACCAAAAATATCCCAATTTCTTTCTAAAGATATATTTTCAACAAATGAATTTTTAAAAATTGATGCACCATAACCAACAGTAATACTATCACCAATATATGCCAATCCATTTATAAGTCCATTATTTGTAATTTTATAATTTGTTATTTTTGAAGTGCCACCTAAAATATATAACCCTAAACTACCTACATCAGGAATTAATTTATTACCTGATCCAGCGCTAATGTCAGTAGCATAAGTATATGAAACTGTTGTTGAAGTACTTAAAGTTATATTATAAAAAGTTGCAATAAATTTATTATCAATTCTTTCTAAGGTTAACTTTAATGTATCGCCAATATTAAATAAAATAGATGTAGATGTTGCTAAAATAATAGTTTGACCGTGTGTGTACATTATTATTTTTCCACTATCAGCACTATTATCCAACACAATTTTTACATCAAGCGTAGTTATACTAACATCAGTTTTAACACTTAGCGCAACACCGTAACTTGTAGCTGTTTTTTCGCTCGGAATTATAGTTAGTTCTTGTAACCATCTTGTCACTAAAAAAACTGTATTATAATTAAAATATTTTGTCCAAGTATTACTCCCTTGAATGATATTTAAACCGCTTGAAATATTATAATCGGTAGTATTTGCCATTGTTGTTGTTAAATCAGACGGTAATCCACCTGAAACAAAACTATTATCACTTACAACACCTACAATTCCGTTTGGTTTTATTGCTGTTATATCGTTATTAACTGCCGTTCCTCCACTAATAACAATATCCCCACTTCCTAAAATTGAAGTTGAATTAATTGTTTTAATATTTGTGCCACTTACTAAAGTCGCCTGCTTGCCGTTTACGGTTGCAATTAAATCTGCTATCTGTTTTTGCAGTTTACCAAACGCTTCTAAAATAGTATCGGTTGCAACAACGGCTGTGCTTGTTAAAAAGGAAATACCTGTTAAAACAGTGGCTAAAGCACCACCACTTGCGGGATGTGTATGGCTTGTAATTTCACCAATTAACTTAGCTTCAATTTCAGCTTTTGTGATGTCGCTGTTTTTTTGGGCGTCTGTTGGTGCGTGTGCGCTTTGTGAATGGTCGTAAGCGGTTTTACCCCTGTCGCCTCTGTAAGCTGTTGTATCGGTTTCACCTAATGTAACGCCTGCACCTATAACTAAATCCCCGCTTCCTAAAATGGTTGCTCCGTTAATGGTTTTAATGTTTGTTGCGCTTACTAAAGTGTTTTGCTTTAAATTTAAAGCGGTTTGTGTTGCTATAGAAACGGGTTTGTTTGCATCGCTTGTATTACTCGCATTACCTAAACCCACTTGTGCTTTAGTAACGTTATGAGGATTTGCGTAGTTTGTTAAATGTGCTATTAAGTTTGCACCGTTTGTGGTTATCCAACTTATAGAACTATTCCACGAAGAAACCACAATGCTTGTAATAGCATTTAAAACGCTTAAATTTGTGTGTGTGTGATCCGCTACTATATTAATATCTTTACGAACTACTTTAATATCTAATTCACCGCTTTTAACCGTACAGTTCGCATCTGATAAAACAAATATTTCACCCGGATAGTCTTTAATATCTAACGTATCAATACTAAAGTCGCGCGTAGGGTTAACTTTAATACTTCCCGCAACCTTTAAACTGCCATTATAAACTTGTTTTGTTACGGGAAAATCTGATCCAATCCCTAATTTTATGTAAATTTGAAACTCTTGGTTTGCTACGGTTGTGGTTATTTCAATAGCGGGTATAATAGTTATTAAATCCCCTATTGAAGTTTGAGAAAAGTCCAATTGGTTTAATGTAGTATCCCACATTGACGTAACGCCGTAAGGAGCGTTTAAAATGTTTGTAGTATCATCTAAGGTATCGTTTGTTATTTTCTTCTCTACGCCCGACAAAACGGTTAAAGGTGTTGTTTGTGTCGCTAAATCTACATAATGAAACGAACCAACGGAGCTAAACATTTCAACGGGTTTGTTTTTAATGTAATCGCTTGCCATTGTGTCGGCCTGTTCCCAATCCGGCTGTATATTTGCTTCGCCTCCTAAAGTTAAATTATCTAACTTTTCTTTATCCTCATTTGTGAAGTCGTTGGCGCTTAAATCTTTTCCCGTTACTTTATCAACTTTATTGTTGTAAAGTTCGGTATTCATATCGTTTTGATGGCCAAACGCGGTTCTTAACTCGTCGCCTAAGCCGTCATTAGGTGCTGAAATATTGTGATTAATTTGTGCCATTTAGTACCAAGGGATAAAGTTAGTTGTTTCGCTTTGCGCTTCCTCTGCTCCGTATTCTGGAATAGTGATCGTTGTCATAAAATCTTTAAAATTACTCTCGTAACTCAATGCGATAGCCTCGTAATTTTTAGACAATTGATTTACTTTTACATCGCTTGAATTTGTAGCGTTTTCGGCGCTTAATTTAAAGACACCCCCATTACTAACTTTATCAACAGATAAACTCAAATAAATTGAGGCTGTAAAAAACGCTGTCATATAAACTACATAGTCATTATAAATAGTTAAATAAGCGCCTGAGAGCGTGTCTAAATCGGCGTAAATCTTATCGTATAACTTCGTGCCTAAAACGCGTTTAACTTGCGTTGTTTGCGCTGTATTGATAGCGGGTTTAATAGAATCGCTGTCAATGTTTCCGTTAAAGCCTGTTAGGGCTGCTATATCGTTGGGTTGCAAAAATAATTTCATTATACCGTTGTTTTATCTGGGTTTCCTAATAACCTAACCGCTTGATCCCTTCTAAATCCAAAAATCAAATCTAAAATTGCGATAGCGCTTTCATAGGTTGTTGTTCCTGCCGCGTAAGATGCTTGAACTTCTAACAAGGCTTGAACACCTCCAACACTTCCTTTTAATTCCGCTTGTGCTTGTGCTGTTTCATTATTTACCGGAGCTTCCGCCGTGTTTTCCAATTCTGTTTCTTCTACAAAATCTTTAAAATCTAAAACCATTGCATTGTCTATTAAATCAAAAACAGATTGCAGGCCGTTTAGTATTACTTCCCGCATAGGGTTTATATTTCTACGGTAAAGTCCTTTAGTTGCTACAGCTATTTCGTCGGCGTTAGAGCTAAAACCACTTCCGCTATTAGAACCGCTAAATAAAATAGGAGGCGCTGAGTGCGCTACTATTAATTTCCTTTCGCTTTCTTCTGCATAGAATACATTTTGTTGGTTTAGCTCTGGCGGGTGCAATTGATCCACCACTACAGCTTCGTCCGCGCTCTCATTAAACGAAACAATTACAGCGCTTTGGTTTTCAGTCCCTACAACCTTACCCCTTACTTTTTCGGCTTGTTCTTTTGCGACGTTGTCGTCTGCTATCCTACCGTTATTGTAATTAATAATTGTTAACCCTGTCATTGCATTTTTAAAATGCTGTTTACCGGAGTTAGATAACTCGCCTTCAACTTGCGCCCACGGGATACCCGCTAAATAATCGGGTATAGGAAAGAACGGCTCGGCGGTAGGCCGTCTTACATAAAGTATTTCTAAATTGTTATCGGTATATTTGCCCGTAAATTTTGGATATAAGGCAGGTTTGTAACGGCCTCTGTTTTGCCAATCGTAAGAATACCAATAACCATCTACTTTGTTGTTTTCGTCATAGTTTACGCCTAATTTATAAATAGGCATATATTCGATTTTCAAAGGCTTTTTATCCTTAACATTTAAAGCGGAGTTCCATATAATTTGCGCCGCGTAACCGCCGTAAGTTTTATAATCTTGACATATCAATAAAACATCTTCCTGCGAGATAACAGATTTTACGTTTAAATAACATTTTTCTTTTCCTGCTTTATCAACTAACCCTTCACCATAAATATAACTCACAAACGCATTGATAATAGAAGCGTTTGTAGGGCTGTCATCGTAAGCGTTTTTGTAGGTTTGAAAGTTTATATTGTTAACTCCATTCGTTACCCACTTACGCCCGTATAAAGGCTTAATATCGATAGGTTGAAAGGCGCTCATTTTTACGTTGCCCTCAAAAACGTGTACGCTATTATTTAAAACTGTATTTGCTATTTGTTTGGCTGCCATAATTGTAATTTTGAATATCTGTATTCGATTCTACTATTATTAATTTCCCTTTGTAGATAATTTCAGTATCATTTAATAAAGTAATCTCGTATTTGTTTTGTGTTTTAAAATCTTGTGGTTGTTCTAAAACGGTAATGTTTAATTTGTCGCTAACCGTAAATGATACAGCGGGCGTTATGGTTAAATTTGTGCTTTCATTGCGTAAATTCAGCGTTAAAACGTCGCTAATAATTGGATATTTGCGAGGTATTAGGCTAAAAACTAAAGGATTATCTAAAAAAAGTACTTTCATTTTTGAAATTTTTAAAAAAAAAGACGGTTATTAAACCGCCTTCCTCCAATTATTAACCACAAAAACTAAACATAAGCCATTAAAGCGGTAGCGTATGCGGTTAAGCCCGCGCCCGTCAATAGATATTTTCTTGAAAAATCAGGTTCCATTGTTTGGAACGTAACCGTATAACCGTTTAAATCACCAATAGTACCTCCCGTATCACCGTCGGCTGTAATTGCTTGCGCTCCTAATTGTGAACCCGCAACTACGATAGTACCGTCTTTCTTTTCAATGAATAAAACAACGTCACCTTTCAATAATTCTTCAACCATTAAAGTATCTGCAATATCAGAACCGGCTGCTATGTTAAACGTACAAGGGATTGTACCTGTTACGCCTGTACTTCGATTGTCGCCACCACTTACCCCGTTTTCAAGGTATTTGGTAGCGGTGTTTTTTAATTCCAAACGGGCAATAGTTCCCGCGCCCATTCCTGTAGGTAAAGCCACAACTCCCGCCGCTGTGGTCACTACTCTATTAAGGGAATCATAAGGAGCTATACCAATAGCAACCACTCCCGCAATTTTGGAGGTGCAAGCTAATTTCCTGCTTTTTGTTAATGTTACACAACTCATATATATAAGGTTTTAAAAGGGGGTATTAAAAACCCCCTTATATTAATTTAATTACTATCCTCCGTAAAGAGTTATGTATCTTTGGTTTGTTACCCAAGTAGTAAACGCTTGTACGTTTTTATACCAACGTTGTTGCGCTCCATTAGCAACTTGCCCAACTTCTAAACTTGAAGCATCAGAAACCAAATCCATAAGTATTTTTAAGTACTTAGGTAAGGTTAAAATTCTAAATCCAACTAAAGGCACGAATTTAATTTCGATACCATTGTAAGAGATTTTTTCAGTTGCTCCCGAACCTTCTACTAAGAAGTTTTTATTTGAAGCGGCGCCTACTGAGTTGTTAGCAACTTTAATTAATTGCATATCACCAAGCGGTGCAAAAATCATAGGTGAATCAACTTTATTATTAACCACTTTTGAAGGAGCGGCTGCGTACATTTTACCGTATTCGGCTGCTATGTTAGCGGCTGTAGGCGTTACAATGGTAAGTACTTTTTGGTATTCACCTAATCCTGCACCCGGTACAGCTTTAGCGTTAGAATCGTTATGTAAAATAGTTGCCGGAATAGAGTTAACCAAGTTAACAGGCATAGCGGCGGCCAAAGTTTGGGCACCTGCGCTTATCGAACCCTGAGGAGCGCCCGGAACTAAACCAGCGATTAACGCTTTTTGAGCGGCGGTAGCACCATCCCAAATAAGATTTTCCAAACCTTCACCAATTGCAGGGGTAATTTGTTGTAGTACCGCATTGTCATATTCAGATGAAACCAAATTAAAAGCGCCTGCTGTCATTGATTTTTGGAAACGTGTATCCAATAATGTAGATTCGTCAATAACATCGGATACTTCAATACGGCCTAACGTTACGGCTGTTTTATTTGCTTTTGAATCAATTGTGCCATCGGCTACAACTGCGCCACTTGTAGCGGCTTTAAATGTTACACCTACTTTACTTTCGTAAACATCGGCGCCGGATTTGTGCCCTTCTTGAATGTCGATAATGCGATCTCTAAAAGTCGCGGAATCTTGGTATAATTCTAATTGAATTTCCGCAAGTTCAGATTGTGGGAGTTTAGTCCCGGTAAAAGTTACTGCCATAGATTGTTATTTTTTGTTTTCTTTATTAAATTTCATTTTTTCAAAATTGCTCATTTCAGCATAAGATTTTTTAGCTTCAATAGGTAAGTTTGGGATAGAGGCTGCAGCGGGTGTTTGGCTCGCCATTGTTACCAACGCTTCATCTGCTTTTACTTTTTCGGCTTCAATGTTCACGAGTTCCGCTTTTAGTTTTGCGTTTTCTTCAAGTAAAGCATCGTACTTTAATTGTAGTTCATCAGCTTCCGGGGCCTCTGTGTCCTTTACTGCATCTGGTGTATTAGGAACGTTTTCAGAGGCCGCTTCTGCTTTAATTTCTTCTGGTTCCGTTACTTCAACTTCCGCAACGGGTGCATCTTCTTCCGGCTTTTCATCTTCCTTTTTAGGATCAGCCGCAAAAAATGCTTTTAAATTATCCCACAAACCCTGTGGTGTTTTTTCGATTTCCATATTTATAATTTGATTGTTATTAATTACTTCCTTAAATAATACATTGCCTTCAATGCTAAGGCCGTTTAAATTCCCGTCTTTACATTGGCTCCATACTTCGTCATTATCAACTTTAAACCCCATAACCAAATCCCCTTTTTTAGTTACCAAACCCAACTCATTAGATTTGTCATTAGCAGGGTTTGCCACGATCCAACTTTCAAAAGGAAATACGCCCTCGGTGTTAAATTCCGCATGGTCTATATTGGTTCCGCTATTGGCGTTTGTTCTGAAATAGTTTTGCTGAAATTTTTCAATCGTTTCTGCTGTATAAAAAACATTGGCGGGTTCGCCTTGTATGTTGTTTCTGTAGATTAGTTTATCCGGAGACATAGCAACGGAAAAGATTTCCCTTTTTTCTTCATTGGTAAAGTATAAAGGGGCTTCTATTTCCTCCGCAAACTTTACCATTGTCATTTCTAAGGCGGGATTTTTAACCAAACTAACTTTAAATTTTTCTTTAAATGTTATTTCGTATATTTTCATAGATTATAAACACAAAAAGCACTACCCAATTTAATAGGTAGTGCTTTTTCATTAGATGTTAGGGTGGTATATATCATCATATACATTACAATAGTTACAAATATACAAAATAAACTAATACAACAACGTAATAAATGTAATTATTTTTAATTTATTTTTAAGGTATAAAAAAACCACCCCGAAAGGTGGCTCATCAAATGAAAAAAAGACCAATTTAATCCGCAAGAAAATATTTATTAATCAAAATTTAATAGTTACAAGGTCAAATGTACAAAATAAATTAATACAATAACGTAATTATTTAAAATAATTTTTAAGCACAAAGTTTATTTCCCTTTTTAATATTATCTACTGCCCAAAGTGGTTGAAAATTAGTGTAATGGTTTAGTTTTAATAAGTGTTCCTCATCTTCTGCGCGTGATACAGGATAAATATGGTCTAAGTGCCATTCTCCTAAATTATTCCAATCCATTCCATTAGTAAATTGTTTTTCTAAATACTCTTTAAATTCATCAAATGAACAACCCAATATTTGATTTATTTTAGATTTTTTGGAATATCCTTTGTTTTTAATTGAAACATAAATTAAACCCCTTATATTACCTGTTAATTTAAATAAATGGTCTACTTCCCTTCTTTGTTTTGAATACACTCTTCGATATTCTTTTATCTCTTCTTTATTATTTAACCTCCATTGATTCGTACGTTCTATTACTTGTTCTTTATTCTCCAGTCGATATTGCTTTGTGTATTCACTTATCGCTTCTTTATTATTCAATCTCCATTGATTCATACGTTCTGTTATTTTTTCTACATTTTTTAAATGATATTTTTTACATCTTTGTTGGTTTTTTTCAGGATGTAACAAATGATATTTTTTCCTTTTTTCTTTAATTTCTTCTTTATTAATTAACTGATATTGCTTTACCGTCTCTTTTACTTTTTCTTTATTATTTGACTTCCATTTATTTGTACTCTCTTTTACTTTTTCTTTATTACATAAACGGTATTTTTTTGCAGATTCGTTTATTTTTATTTTATTGTCTAAACGATATTGCTTTTTTAGTTCGTTTATTTCTTCTTTATTATTTAACTGATATTTTTTTTGATATTCTTTTATAACCTCTTTGTTATTTAAACGATATTGTTTTCTTTGTGCTTTTCTTTCCTCTATACTTTGCGCCATAATATTAGTTTTTAATTGGTTAAGTTAAAAACCAAATATACAAATAAAACTAATACTATAACGTAATTATTTAAAATAAAAAAAGCCTTAAATTAATAAGGCTTTCCTTGTTCAACTCTCGCAATATGTTCATTACAGGCGGTTATAAATCTGTCATAATCCCGGTATGTGATAACCGTTAGGTGTGAACTGATCTTATAATGCCTTTCAATACTTACATTTTTAAACGTTTCCTTTTTTTGTAGAGAGTTTAAACGGCTTACGATTGCTTCTATTTGTTCCATAGGCCGAAGTTTAACCATAAAGATAGTAAATTAATTTAACTTAAAAGCTATTACTTACAACTTTAGCTTGTACGCCCGCTTGCACTTTGGTAATGTCATTTTCTAAAACGGTAACGCGTATAGGCGCTTGTTCATTTATTTTCCCTGCCATTGTGTTTCCTATCTGGTTTTCTTTTGATGCTTGGAAGTTTACTTGAGGCGTTGCGCTTGCACCAGAGTTTGCTCTCGAACCCCCGGAGTTATTTGCTCCCGAACCTGCACCGCCTCCACCTAATGAACTTAATGCCTTAACAGTAGCGGCAATACTTGAAGCAACCCCAATACCCGTAGAAATATTATTCATTGCGATAACAGGCACGGCGCTTGCACCACTTGAAGCAATCGCTTGTGGTGTTGCTAACGCTCCAATATTTGCGAGGTTGTTGGCAATAATCATTTTACCAATTCCCACCGCATTTTCTGCAATTATAGCGGCCTTTTGTATCGCTTTACTTTTTCCAAAAATACCCGCAATTAATCTAATACCTTGTTGTGCGATATTTAATTTAGCATCTTGAATGTCGCGCTCTTGTTGCAACATTGCCTCCGCTATTACTTTATCCTCTGCAATCTTTTTAGCGCGCTGTTCTAATCTATAATCCTCCGCTTCAATTTCCTTTTGTTCCTTTTCCGCTTGTTGTTCTTTTAAAACTTTTTGCCCCTCTGCTATACGTACGCGATCTTCCTCTGCAAGTTTTTGTTCAAGTGCTTTACGCGTTGCAATCTTTTCGGCTTCTTTATCGTAGGCTTCTTTTCTGTTTGCTGCTCTTTCTGCAGCTAAGGCTTTTAAACGCGCGGTTTCTTCACTATCGGCTCTTTTGTCGGCTTTGTTAATTGCGCGTCTGTTATTGGCGCTTTCCTGCTCTAAATTATAAACAGCAATTTGTGCATCGCTTGCCTTTTTTAAATCTTCATCGCTTGTATCAGATAACGAATTTTGTAAAAGTATGGCCGCTAATTTACGGCGGGCGTTGGCAAGTTCTTGTTCTGTTTGTTGCCCCTCCGCTTCCCTTACCGCGTCAATCGCTTTTTTCTTTTCCGCATAGGTTGCGTTTTCATCTGTGATAATTTCTTTTGCGGCTGCTAAATCTCTATTTAACTTTGCGCGGGTTTCGCCTAAACTACGCATAGCATCTTCAACTAATTGTAACTCCTCTGTAGCTTTGGCCGCTAACTTAAACTCCTTTTCAACTTCCGCACCAAAACCCGCAACAGCCGCTTTACCGTCGGCCATAGCGCCTTTAAAATCACCCGACATAAATTTAGTTATAGCGCCCGCAATTTTTAAGAACCTATCGCGTAAAATATCAATGGTTGCGCTAACGCCTGCCATCATTTGTTCAAACTTATCCGCACCGTCGTTTGTGGAAGTAAACGCTTTAAATAACAAAGCTAATCCCCCAACAATAGCAACAATGGTTAACACAATAGGGTTTGCAACCATTAACCACATTTGCTTTAACATCGCTTTCATTCCGGAAACAGCTTGCCCCATTGGCCCGCCTAAACTTTCAATCGCTTCCGCTTGTCCTTTTGCACCTTTAGCCGCCGCTTTGTGCGCTTCGCCTGCTTCTTTTGTGGTTTTTACAGCCCTTATTTGGGAGGTTTCAGCTCTTTCAATACTACCGGATAATTCGTTTACCTCTTTTGAAGCCTCGTTAGCGTTGGTATCAACGGTTATTTTAATTTTTTGTTCTATATCCTCGTTTGCCATATTAATAATTTAATAATGTTAATTGTGCTTTGCCCGTTGTTATGTCAATGTTTGCTTCTATTATTGAAAATAGATTTTCCCCTACTATTATATCGTTTTGAAGTCTAAAGCCCGCAGGCGTAAACCCTCCACCTTGTACCGTTGTCGCTTCATTTAAGTATATTTCATTGCTCGGTAAATCAAAAGTGAACTCCTGCTTTAAAACGTTTGCATCCAATAGCCTTGCCGTTTGTGAATCGTAGTTTTTAGAGTACAAATTGATAGGATATTGATTATTGCTATAATCTACCAAAACAGAAAAGGCGAAAGAGTCCCCGTTTATATTCCACGGCGCTACTTTAATATGACTATCTAACTTTGCGTTAATGTTAACCCCTGAGTTATTGGTACTTTTAAAACCTAAGCTGTTTTGTAGGGCTGTATTCCCGTGCGAATAGAAAACTGTTAACTCCCCAAAATTTGGCGTATATCTTGTTTCGCCCGTTTCTATAATTTCGGAAGCATCGGCTGTAAATCCGTAGTGTGTTAGTATCCCGTTACTCCCGGAAAGGATAACAGGAACTATTAAACTAAAATTTGTTTCTACTTTAAACTCTCTCGCGTCGTTTGGCCTAATAACAGGGTTAACCGCTTGGCCGTATTCTAAAGCGGCGGCTGTGAAATAATCTACATTACTTCTGTATTCGCTTGTAGCGTGTTTAAAATTATAATAGTTGTAATCACTTGGAACGCTTTTTTTATGACTGCTTATGTCAACGTATGGCGTGTAGTTTAACGTTGCTTTTGAATAACTCAACCCGCTTGTTTGAATATCTTGTGGCGTTAACCAATACAAGTTTTCATCATTTGGAGAAGTGTCAAAAACTGATATGTTAAAAGCCTTAAAAAATGAACTCAAAAAATCAACAGCTTTAATATCTGGTAAAGACTTTAATAAATCAATGTTAGTACCGCTAACGTCGGCGCTGTTGTTATTGATAGCCGATCTATAATAATACGTTGCATATTCGCGCCTACTAAATGTACCTGTCTTACCGTCGTAATATCTAAACTCAGCACCAAATAAACAGTTTATCCACGATAACGGTTGATTAAAGCTAACGTGTACCTCGAACTCAATTTCATTGCCTATAAACAAAGCGTCATTTACTTGTAAAGAGCAGTTAAAAGCTTTTCTATTCGGATACCATACATCGTTACCTAAATCGAATTTATCAGAAACTAATATCTCGTTTGTTCCTTTTCGTTTAAGTGTTACCGTTGCTGTGCTTGCCGCCGAACCTCCCGTGACGATCACCCCCGAAAACTCAACCTTAAAATTAAAAAACTCTGTATAATTACTTGAATTTGTAAATGGTAAGGCTCTTTTAACTACTTTAAATGTATTTGTAGCTGTATCCGCAAAGGCTGTGTATTTTTTAGGATCAGGAATCCCTCCCTCGTTACGACTGTCATAAAAACCTAACGCACCAAACGGACTTTTAATGGTTAATTTTGTTAGCGTTGTATTGTAAATATTCTCGTTATTACAAAAGACATACAAATCTTTATACTCTTTTCGCTCAAATAGCGGACAATTAACGATTAAACCATACTTTTTTATGATTAAATCAATGATTGTACTAAAAGAAACCGCAGGCCTCAGCTCCGTGGACTGTATTAAGTTTATAGACGTAGGCAAAACCCTTGCATCGTATGCCACATTATCTTTTAAAGTTGATGAAATATTACTATTAAACCCCCAAACCCTAATATTTGAGATCAACGGCGTAAAAAATGTAGCGTTCACACCGTCAATTATCTTATTTTGAATCCCTTTAATTAATGCAAAGACATTTTTAAAAGTCCAATCAACCACTAAAGGCTCGTTTGAGAGGTCGCGTATGCTGTCATTACCCATTCTATCCTTTAAATTTAACATCGACGTTGTAAAACTCCCTGTAAATTGCTCAGGCTTGGCGTTGGTATAAGTTAATTCACTTAACACCACAAAGCCGGATAGGTTTAAAACGCCGTCGGTATAAATTTTACAATGATATTTACGGGCTGTATTAACTTTTATTACATCGGTATCCCCAAAGAAACCAAAAGCCATTCTATTTTTAGGCGTTGCAGGAAAATTAAAGTTTTGAGAATACGGCGCAAAGATTTTAGAAATATCCTGTAAATCCTTTTGCGTGTACTTCATTAAGATACTTTCATCTTTTGAAAGGTCTAACTTGGTAAACTCTAAATTGTCAATTGATATAAATACCTCAGTCATTAGCGCACGTTTAGAATTTTACTTGTTGTTTCCTCGAAATTGATTGTGTAATCTATTGCATTTTTATCATTCATTCTGGTTTTCCTACCAAAATCAGAATCAGTTACCGTTACGGGAATTTGTTGGTGTGCTTTAAAAAACCCATTACCATTTTCCGTTACCGTTGCGCTATCAATTGTTATAGTTGTATCGTCAACAGTTATGTAAGTATTGTCAATTGTTATCCCTATTGTATTGGTCGTTTGCCTATCCCCCTTAAATTTGATTAGGTATATTTTAGGGCTGTAGATAATTTGTTCAATAGTGCTATTCATATCCTCACTAAGCGCTCCCGTATTAATCGAATAAGATTGCGCAACCTCTTTAATATCCCTTAATTTAGAGTGCATATATTGGTTGTCTATTTGGGAAGGATCGCGAAAGGAACGGCTCGAAGTATTCGCATCTACTTTATTTTTAACCGTTACTTTACCGTGAGAGGTGAACATTTCCCAAAGCCCTAACTTATTTAAAAACACAATTAACATAGGCTCTTTACTGCATCGCATCCAATTTGCGGAAGGTGTTACGCTCGTTTGCGTTATCATATTGGCGCTTGTGGCCGTCGCTACGCTTGTACCTAAATTAAAAGATTGCGTGAAGTAATTATGAACGCTTGGATTGTACCATTTGTTTACCGTTTCAACGAATCCGTTTGCACCGTTTGGACTGTTGCCGTTTGTTCCGGCCAAACTTTGCTCGTAGTTCCAACGATAGCCAAGTGTTGCGAAGTTAGTGCTGTAAATAATACGCTCAACGCCTGCCATACTTGTTACATCGGCAATTACTTGCCAGAAAACACCCTGCCCTGTTATGGCCGCGCCAGTTAACTCGTTATAAACAAACATTGGCTGGTTTGTATTTAAAGCGTTAGGCGGGTTTATTAGATACGCTTTGATAATGTCGGCCACCTCAAAGTTAATGTAGTTATCAGATACACTTATTTTGCTTTTAGAGAGCGTTGCGTTTGGACTGCCTAACGTTTTATTCTGGTTGCCGTTCCAAATCCACAAATAAGCGATTACGGATTGTATGGTATTGTTTTTAGCTACGTTTTGAATCCGTAAATGTATCGGACTGTTTGAAAATGTGATTTTGTCGGCTGTATCAATAACCGTTCTGTTAACTACTTCTAAATTTGATGCTGCCATAATTTGGTTGCGTATTACTTCATACGCTATTGTTTTTTATTTAAAATCTTGTACTATTGCGTCCGTTATTGATTCTATTATTATTGCCGTTGCATCTTCTAAATGGTCGTTAATTGCTATTAGCAAAGCGTTCTTTTCACCGCTTGTTATACCTTTGGGATAATTCCATTGGCCGTAAACCATTTGCCCGAATGTTAACACCGTATCAGGCCTAACCATATAATTCTGTTCATCTTGTAAACGCCCGGTGTCGCGTCGACTCGTTTCTGTTGCTTGTTGATAAACCAACTCCCCTAACTCGTTAAGGTGCTTTTTTATGATTTGATCCGCGTCTATTTGCTGTTTACTTCTACGCCTCGCCATCTTTTGCTTTTTTAGATGCTATTAAATTCCTAATCTTTGAAGTTGTAGATTTCCAAAGGTTGCTTAATACGCTTGATTGTGTCGCGCGGCCTTGTCGCGTCCTACCTACTTCAACTTCAGCACCTCCGAATTGCGTGTAAACTATACGCCATTGAACGCCGTAAGGCATTAAACGGATCGCGTTCTTCTCTAACTTTGAGTTTGTGCCATACTGCCCGTAAACAAACTGTCTAAACGTTACCAAACCACGAATGTAAGTGTAGGCAATGGAACGTTTTAAAGCCCCTGTATCAACTCTTGCATCGCTTTTAGATTCCCTTACCACTCTTTCACAAACGGCTCTTATTTCGTCCTCTGTTAGCACGATTTACCCATATTAGGAATTGATAACGTTACTTCAAATTGAAACCCATCGCAAGTATTTATACCCCATTTTCTTAAAGGCTTTTCATTTGGTCTAAAACCCTCCGGTAACTCAATGTTAAATTCATTGTTTTGCCCCGTCAATACATTGAAGAAACGTGTACAAATGTTTGCCGTTTCATTTACGTTATCCAAATAGTTTATATCGGCTAATAATTTATTATCCGTTTTGATTGGTTGCGTATCGCGTTGCTGTATTACGGTTATTTTAAATGTTGTAAATATTACATCGCTTTCCGTTGACTTATTTATAAAATCAATATTAACCAAAGGATAAATATTCTCTTTGTTTTGATCGAGTTCTAACGTTGGTAATATTGAGATTGTGTTTACAAGCTCGTTACTTTTAAAGTGGTTTATTAACCAATCGTATATTATTTGTATTTCGTTCATCTTACTTTAAATTTTCTACAGTTCTTTTTCTTAGGCAATATTCCCCCAAAAACAAATATTTATCTAAACTCCATTTAACAATTTTATCGAACTTTGATACATCGCCTCCCGCGATTAGATATGTCATTTCCATATAACCGCCGTATTGTTTAGCGAAGTCCTCGCGCTCCTCTGAGCCTTGTGTGATCTCGCTAACGCCCCCAAAATTTGGCGGGTTATATATCCACTCGTAACCCTCTTTAATTTTTGACGCAACCTCATTAAACATTCCGATAATCACTTCAACTTGTGCCACGTTTATTTTATCAAAGTTAACGGCGCGACTAAAAAAATACTTTGGTTTAACTACCAATTTTAAAAAATCCATTACCATTCCGTCACTAATAAACGTATCGCAATCAATAAACTTTCCCGCGTTGTCAAAGTCCAAATCTATTTTATAAGGCAATGTTATTTTATCCGGCATAGTCCTTAGCGCCCTTTCAAATTCAACTAAATTAACAGGGTTAAAATATTCAATAGTTTGCCTTACGATAAACTCCTCTGAATAATCCCCGTCTATAATTTCGGAAAAATTGCTAAAGGTTTGGTAACTTATATCGCCTTTGTGTTTATATGTTTTGGAACGCATAGACGGCCTCGAGTTTATATAATTCCGTTTCACTTTCGCCAAACAATTCTTTTAAAACCTTTTCGCTTTTTAGCTCATTCTTTAAAACCGTTCTAAACTCACTCCTTAAAAACGGGTGATACTGTTTTAAAAAATCTTTTGTATGGGTTTTACCCAATTCCCTTAATTCAATTTTCTTTTTTATCATAATTATAATACTTGTGAAATTCTACCAAATAAATTTTTAAATACGCAATAACCGCCCGCCTCTGTAATATGGTCGAACCCGCTTTGTTTGTCGGGAATGCCACTTTTATACGCTTGGTTTTCTAACGCCTCCGCATATACGGGGCAAGTTTTGTCGTTAACGTAATAGTTATCATTTTGAAACGCTAAATTAACAGCGTTCACTCTTTCATTAACAGCAGGGTTTTTCTTCGGAGCAACCACTTCAAATCCGTTTTGTTTCAATATGGAAAAATCAGAAGCGCCAGAAGTACTACGGGCGTTTCCGCTTGCATCTGGATTCACTATAATTTTATGGCCTATGTAATTCTCTTTAAGATAGTCACATATTGTTTGCGTGTCGTAGCATCCCGCAATTTCACCAACTGCATAAAGTTTAGCGTTACGCTTAACGTGAACTACTGCATTCATATTGGTAATGTTAAAATCTAAGCCGACGAATAACATTTCGTTCTCTAAAGGAAGCGCGTTTGTGCGGTGTGCTTTACGGTTGTATGAAGTATAAACGCTCGCGCTATTGATATTTACAAACTCCCCGTTTAAATAGGCATCTACTTGCGCCGTTGTATAAGTTTCTTTTAACGTTTGTATGTAACCCTCTGGCAAAAACGGATTATCGTAGGTCTTTGCTTTTATAACAGCTTTGTTTTCGCTCGCGTTCTTGACAAAAAATTCATAAAGCCATTTAAAGCCCTCAGGCGTTCCTACAACATCGGTTTGATTAATATGTCCTAAAGGTAAAACGGAGCGATTACGGCCTATTATTTTCATAAATACGTCGCTCATTTTGTCTTTGCTTAGTATATCGGTTTCATCTATTAAAGAATAACCCACTTCATAACCGATAATCCTTTCGGGATCACTCATGTTTCTAAGCAAAATGTTTCCGTACTTTGATTTAATGATATTATCGGAGCGGTTTATAGTAAAGTCAATGTTATAATTAACTAACTGCTCCGTAAATTTGGGGATAGCGACGTCTTGTATAAGTCCGTAGGTAGGTAAATAGTAAGCGCAATTAACATCTTGCATCATTATTTTTTTAATGATTGTTTTAGCTACGCCGCAATGACTTTTACCGCTACCAAAACCCCCAATTAAAGCGGTGTGCTTAGACTGGGAGTTAATAAATTGCCTTTGGTGGCTAAGTGTTGGTATTTGTAATTGTTGCATCTGTTAAAACTATTTCCGTTATCGGCGTTATATTCGTTTGCTCTATAATTTGTTTAGGCATCCCATAATTATATTGAAAGAATAATTTAACAGCCCAATCCTTACCCTCTTTTAACGATGCTGTTAACGCTTTAAAG